ACCATTAAATAAAAAAAAATACAAGTCAAACATCAGACGTGGTGGAATAGTGCATAAATGGAAAAACCAAATAAGCTATTTAATTAACCTCCTAGAAATAGGGGGTTTTTTTATGTATTTATATTTTTTTAACTTTGCGTTATGGCACACGATACAAAAAAGTTAATAACTCAAAGCCTTGCGGCAATAGAAAAATATAAACTGTTCTTTATTGAAGATGTAGTTGCTTATGTAAGTTGCTCAAGGGCAACCTTTTACAATCACAACTTAGACAAATTAGACACTATAAAGGACGCGCTTAGTAAAAACAAAATAGATATTAAAGTTTCAATGCGAAACAAATGGTATAAATCAGAAAGCGCAACGCTACAAATAGCGCTTATGAAAATGATTGCAACAGATGATGAAGCGCATAGATTAAACGGCTCAAGGCAAGAAATAAAACATAATGCTAACGTGAATGTTAGCAAACTATCAAACGAAGCAAAAAAGAAAATAGACGACATTTTAAACGATGAATATTAACGAAATAATTAAACAAAAATGTGAGGATTCGCTTTTGTTTTTTACTCGTTATATTTTCAAAGAAAACACCGGAAATAAATTCGAGGCAGCAGAGTTTCATAGAACATTAGCCAACACATTACATAAAGTTCATAACGGCGAAATAAAGCGCCTTATAATTAATATACCTCCACGTTACGGAAAAACTGAAATAGCCGTTAAAATGTTTATTGCGTGGACACTTGCTAAAAATCCAATGGCAAAGTTTATTCATTTATCTTATTCCGATTCGTTGGCGCTAGATAATAGTTCAATGACAAAAGAATATATTAATTCAGACGCCTATCAAAAAATTTGGAATCTTCAATTAAAAAAGGATTCACAATCACAAAAGAAATGGTACACAACGCAAGGCGGTGGAGTTTATGCAACATCTTCAGGAGGTGCAATTACCGGGTTTGGTGCGGGTACTGGTGGAGCAATTATAATTGATGATCCATTAAAACCTGATGACGCATTGTCTGACGTTAGGCGGTCGTTTATAAACAATCGATATAACACAACTATTCGTTCAAGGGTTAATGATAGGGATGTTCCTATTATCGTAATTATGCAGAGGTTACACGAGGAAGATTTGAGCGGTTATTTATTAGATGGCGGAAGTGGGGAGCAATGGCATCATTTGAAGTTATCAGCATTAGATGACGAAAACAATGCGTTATGGCCTGAGAAACATTCTTTTGAGGAACTTGAAGCAATACGCCAAGCGGACAGATATACTTTTAGTGGTCAGTATTTACAAATCCCTTCGCCTCCTGAGGGTGGAGAGTGGAGGAAAGATTGGTTTAATGTTATACACAGAGCCGAGTTGCCGAGCGATATATCTTTTGAAATGTATATTGATGGCGCTTATACTAAAGACACAAGAAACGACCCGACGGGAATACAAATAAGCGGTAAAAGTGGCGACAATCTTTACATATTTAAAAGCATCGACAAGTACTTGGAAATGCCTGAATTAAAAAACTTTGTTACCTCTTTTGTGCAATCTTGTGGCGTTCCAATATCACAAATATTAGTCGAGCCTAAAGCATCCGGAAAATCACTTGTGCAGCTATTAAGGCGTGAAACTAGATACAATGTATCAGAAATAAAAACAAACTTTGTTAGGTACTCTAAAATCGAACGTGCGAGAGCATCCTCGCCATTTATTGAAGGCGGTAGAGTTTTCCTAGTCAAAGATAATTGGAATGATGCGTTTTTACAACAAGTTAGCACGTTTCCAAATGCTAAACACGATGAGCATATTGACGTAACTTCCTACGCTATTGAAAGGAATTTAATTAACAACTTTTTTGTAGTTTAAAAACAATTTTAAATTTTGTATTTTTACGAAAATTTTATATTACTTTAAAATATGGCATCTTTCTTTGACCGATTCAATTTTTCAAAAAAAAATCAAAACACAAACGAGCAATATAACAGAGCCATTTATAATTGGCTAGGTAATTCTGTTCTTTGGAACAATGAGAACGATGATTCTTATATTACGGAAGGTTATCAAAAAAATGCAACAATATATTCTTTGATAAATTTAATTACAAAGGCGGCAACAACAATTCCGTTTCAAGTTTATGAAAAGACAAACGAAAACGATTACAAAAGATATAAGGCTTTAACTTCAGGAATGATAGATTCAGCGTCTATTCAAAAGGCGTCTATATTGCAAAAAAACGCATTGGTTGAATTACAAGATACTGAGTTGCATAAAATATTAGAGCGACCAAATCCGGCACAATCTTACAACGCTTGGCTAACTGAATTAATTGCTTTTGGTAAATTAACTGGTAACAGATACATTTACGGAATTGGCCCTGATACTGGAGCAAACGTCGGCAAATTTACTGAGTTGTATGTTATGCCGTCGCAAGTGATGGAGATTATATCGAATGGTATAATGGAGCCGGTATCTAAATATAAATTAGAATACAACGGAACAAAATATATTGACGCATCTGAAATCTGCCATATTAAAGACTTCAATCCTTACTACGATGGTACTGGCTCACATATGTACGGACAATCGCCGTTAAGAGCGGGTTTGCGTTCATTAACAACAAACAATGAAGCCGTACAAACGGGAGTAAAATATCTACAAAACCAAACTGCAAGAGGTTTATTAACTTCTGAGATGGGCGACATTAATGAAGTACAAGCGCAACAATTAAAAGATAAATTTAGACGTCAGCATCAAGGCTCAGACAATGCCGGAGATATTATCATAACTCCAAATAAAATGTCTTGGGTTAATTTTGGACTAAATGCGTCTGATGTTTCTTTGATAGCGCAATACAACGCCTCAATAAAAGATTTGTGTAATATTTACAATGTGCCGGTACAATTACTAAACAATACTGATTCATCCTCTTATAACAATATGAAAGAGGCTAAAAAAGCATTGTATCAAAACGCAGTTATCCCGGAACTTGTAAAAATTAAAGACGAATTAAATAGATGGTTAGCGCCTAAATATGGCGACAAACTTTGTATTGAGTTTGATTTTTCTGTAATACCTGAGATGCAAGAGGAAACTGAAAAGATTGTAAATCAGTTATCTAAAGCGTGGTGGATTACGCCAAATGAAAAGCGTTCTGCAATGAACTACGGAAAGGATGAAGAAAATACTCAATTAGACGATTACTTTATACCGGCTAATTTAATTCCTACAAATCCAAGTGATATTGATTTACCTATTGAGCCAATAGATTTAGACGTAAACAAGTTTTTAGGTCAAAAAAAAAACGAAATAATTAAGGCAGAAACCTATAATAATTATCCTCAATCTGCGACCAATAACGCTAAAAGGATGATTGAATGGCGTGAAAAATATGGGCGTGATGTTGTTACTGCCGGAACTGAAGTCGGTTGGCGTAGAGCATCGCAACTCGCAAACAGAGAAAACATTTCTTTAGATGTTGTAAAAAGAATGGCACAATTCAACCGCCACAGAGAAAACGCAAAGATAGATCCTAAATATAAAGGAGAGCCTTGGAAGGACAACGGCTATGTAGCTTGGAACTTATGGGGTGGAACTGCCGGAGTTGATTGGGCAATAAGAGAAGTAAACAAATTAAAAGACGACTAATTGAGGTTAGACAAAGACAAATGGCAAAAGGCTTTTGAAAAGGAATTGGACAAGGCCGAGAAAAGGCAATCCTCTAAAGTAAGGCGATACTATAAAAACCAATACTATAAAGGAGCAGAATCTTTTTTGTCTAGCGGTCAAACATCATTTCAACTTTTATTTAGTACAAGTGAACTAATTAAAATTTATCGTGATTTATACGAGGATATTGGTTTACAATTTGCCAAATGGTATGCAAGAAATTTTGATAAATACATAAAAAAGGGAGTTAATCCAAATCAATACGTTAGTGAATGGCAAAATTCTTTTGCGTCTTATGGCTCTGCCGTAGGTGCTGAAAGGGTTACTTTAGTTAGTGGTACTGCAAAAGCAACACTTGTAAAGGTTACGCAAAATTTAATGACTGATATTGATTTTCAAAATCTAGGTATTGCCGAAAAGACTAGGATTTTAAGAAGTCAATTCAATAGGTATTCAGCTTTTCAAGCGGAGCGATTAGTTAGAACAGAGGCAACAAGTGCTGCGAATTTTGCAACTTTAAAATCTGCAAACACAATATTCCCGGCGGCCGATATGATGAAAGAGTGGGTTGCGTCTTTTGATGACAGAACTAGGTCAACTCACGCTGAAGCCGGAGCAAGTGAGCCAGTTCCTCAAAATGAGCCATTTATGGTTGGGGGTGCTTTAATGATGTACCCGGGAGACCCAAGCGGCCCGGCTAGTGAGGTAATTAATTGTCGTTGTTCAATAGCGCCATTCCCTAAAGAAACTGCACAAGCAACCGGAGAAATTACTGACATTAACTTTGGTTTAGGTAGCGGAACTAGGACGGGTTATGGTTTAGGAGATTTTGTTTCAGATGTTGGAGCGACTGTTGCAAGTGTTAGTTCAAGTCAAAATATTTTTGTTCCGGCTAAGTCTTTAAAAGAGGCCGAGGAAAGAATGTTAAAAATTGGAGGTGTTAAAAATGTTAATTTAAAAGGGTTAAAAAAATCACAATATAATGAAATATTAAAGATATATGAAAAGGAAAATAAATTCTCAAAATTAAGTTTAAATTCAATTACTACTTATAGAAATGCACGTTCAAATGCAATGGCGGTTTACTCTCCTTCTCAAAATAGAATTTCTTTAAATTTATCTAATTTTAAAAAGCATAAAAAACATAATTTTAAATCTTATGAAAATCAAATTAAAGAATTAGAAGATTTAATAAATGAATATAAAATTAAGTATTTAGGAAATACAAGCTATAAACAAAGTCAAGTAATTTCGAGAATAAACTCTTTTAAAAGAGAGATTGATAGAATAAAATTTAAAATAAAAGACGGCGAAAAGGCACGAATTTGGTCTATTTCAAGCGGTTTTGAGGATCAAGTTGAATCTTTAGGCGTTACATTTATCCACGAAATAGGGCATTTTAGGCATTTTAAACAATTAGGTGAAACAAGAGGCGTTGGTTTTAAACAAATAAATAGTGTTTCAGAATACGGACGTACAAACTATAAGGAATACCTTGCTGAATGGTACGCACATTTTAGGGTTTATGGGCCAGAAGGTGTGCCGGAATTATTAATTAAATTATTTAATACTTTATAAAATGACAAACAACATTTGTATAAATTGCAAAAATTATTTTGGAGACCTTAAGTGTTTAGCTTTTGACAAGATACCAAATGAAATTCTTTTAGGCGAAAACAATCACAATAAGCCTTTAAAAAATCAAGACAACGATATTGTTTTTGAAGCCGGAATTCCGGGTGAATTTTCTGAATTAACAAAAATTTAAAAATCGTATATTTACAAAAATTTTTCTATATGAACACAATTCTTTATAAGGCGGCTCCAGTTGGAGAGTTAATCGATGCGGATGAAAAGGCCGGAATCATAAAAGGGTACGGATCATTCTTTGGAAACAAAGATTCTGATTCTGATATAATTATGAAAGGCGCATACAAAAAGACAATCGCCGAGAATGGCTCTAGAGTTAAATATTTATATCAACACGATATGAATCAACCAATCGGTAAAATGACTGAACTTTATGAGGATGACAAAGGTTTAGTTTTTGTTGCAGAGATTGCTAAAACGCAACTAGGGAAAGATGTT